GAAATAGATAATGCCAAATATTCCTTACCCTAATGTCCCAGCTTTACCCGGAGTACCCGCTTTAGCTCGTAGCAACAATTCTCAATTTGTGGCTGCAGCCTTAACTATTGTCGGAGAAATTCTTCCTCTCAATTTATTTGGGACAACTTGGGGCATTGTTGACGAAAACGGATCAGCTCTTTTAACCCCCGATTCTTTTGTCGATTTTGAATATCGAGAAGAATACAAGATTCCTATTTATCCGCTTGAGGAAGGTAGTTTTCAAAGCTATAACAAAGTGGCTATGCCTTTTGATTGTCGGGTGACAGTATCGTGTAGCGGTAATGGGAAAATGAGCAAGGAAACGTTTTTGGCAGCGATTGAAAAGCTTTTAAGCTCTTTGACTCTTTGCAGCGTGGTTACTCCGAACGGTACTTATAAAAGCTGCAACCTTATTCATGTTGACTATCGCAGAGAAGCAAGACAAGGGGCAACTTTAATCATTGCTCAATTATGGTTTCAAGAGATCAGAATTGCTCAGCAACCAGTGGTTCCTACTGCTTCCCCTTCGGGAGCAAGTAGCACTAGCCTTGGTCAGCTTTCTCCAAATACTCCTAAAGGAAGCTTTGGATCATTTAACGCTTCTTCAGTATCAGGCATAGGAATAAAATGACAATTCAGACAATTCCAATTATTGCCGTTGCTGCTCAAAAATTTACCATTCAGTTAAATGGTCAAAGTTGTGCTATTAGCCTATCTCAAAAAAGCAATGGACTTTACTTTGACATGACTGTCAATAACAATCCTTGCGTAAATTCCGTAATTTGCCTAAATTTAGTAGGCTTGATTCGTGAAGCTTACTACGGATTTTCAGGTCAACTGGCATTTTTTGACACTCAGGGAACAGATGACCCGTATTACACTGGTTTAGGTTCTCGTTACCAATTAATTTATCAATCATGACCTTTGCAGTCCGTCAGATAAACCTGACATTTTCCAGTGAAGATGCAGAGCCTTTGATTTTGGAAGGCTTGAGGTGTTCAGCCGTCATTACAAATCCCGGTGGAAATAATGCTTTTGGACAGCTTCAAATGCAAGTTTATGGAATGACTTTGGATCAGATGAACCAATATTCAAGCACTGGCTCAAATATGGTAGCGATTCAAAATCAAGCCGTAACAGTTTCTGCTGGAAATCAAGGCGGTACTCTCAACCAAGTATTTTCGGGGACTTTGATTTCTAGCTTTATTGATTTATCAAATTTGCCCGAGGTTAGCTTTGTTTGTGCTGCAGTGGCTGGATATAACAATAAAGGAGCTCCTTCTGCGCCAAATACCTATCAAGGTGCTCAAAACGCAGAAGATATTATTGCGTCATTAACTAATTTGCTTGGCTCCGATTGGACTTTTAATAATCCCAAAGGAGCTCATGCGGTACTTCAAAATCAATATTTGTCAGGATCTTTGATCGATCAAATACAAACTGTTGCAAGAAATGCTTCATTGCCTTTGATTATTGAAAACAATTCAATCACAATTTTCCCGAATGGTGGAGTAAGAGATGACATTATTGTTGATTTAAGTCCTGAAACTGGGCTTATTGGCTATCCTTATTATTGGGAGGCTGGATTTACTGTTAGATCTGAATTCAATCCAATTATTGCTATTGGCAGGACAATCAACCTGACTTCAGGACTTCCTAAAGCAAATGGACAGTTTCCAGTTCAATATGCGACTCATGAATTAAGTACGTTAACCCCTGACGGTCCTTGGTTTACAACTTCTAAATTAAGTCCAGCAATATATGTCCCAAGGAACTAATCAACCAATTCAAACTAATCACGTCCCGGCAGATAATGCTTCAGACGTGGGGCGCATGGACTTTATTGTCCGATCTGCTTTATCGGGTCTTAGAACTGCAATTCCAGTAAAAGTTGTTGCAGTTAGCAATAGCGGTGGCGTTTCAGCTATTGGTCATGTTGACGTTCAGCCTTTGGTCAGCGCAGTTGACGGTAATGGTCAGGCTTGGGCTCATGGGATTATTCACAATGTCCCATATATGCGAATTCAAGGTGGATCAAATGGTGTAATTCTTGATCCAGTTGTCGGTGATATTGGTATAGGCACAGTTTGCGATAGAGACATTTCAACGGTAAAAAGCACTGGCGCAGTTGCAGCTCCCGGCTCTAACCGTAAAAATGATATGTCTGATATGGTTTATTTGATGACCATTATTGGCGCAGCCCCTACGCAATACATCCAATTTAATAGCTCAGGAATTACCATACTTTCTCCTACTCAAGTTACAATAACTGCACCAAACATTAGCTCAAGCGGTACTTGGTCCCATACTGGATCCTTTACGGCAACGGGTGATGTTAAAGGTCAGGGAACGAGCCTCCACACTCACGTTCATTCTGGCGTTCAATCTGGTGGAAGCAATACGGGGCAACCAGTATGACGATAATTCACAATACCTTACTGCTAGATCAGACTGCTTGGGATTTGGTTCTCGATCTCAATGGAAACATTGCCTTAGCTGGCGCACCTTATGCAATAGCGCAAGACGTGGCTTCAGTTACTCGTACATTTTTAGGCGAATGCTGGTACGACACTACTCAGGGAATACCCTATTGGCAGCAAATTCTTGGGGGGTTTCCTCCCTTGCAATATGTAGCTGAAAAACTTCAGGATGCAGCTTTAACGGTTCCTGACGTAGCTGCAGCTCAAGCAACTTTTACGTCCTTCCAAAATCGTTCTTTGGCTGGGCAAATTCAAATTATAGATACGGATGGAGTCGCAAATAATGTGGCTTTTGGAGGATAAATGAGCACTAACGTACCGTCAATTACATGGACCAATGGCGCACCCGTCCTGCCAGCAGAAGCAGATATTTTGGCTGGAGTTCAAGCTGACATCAATGCAGCTTTTGGTGGTGGCGTAAACCCCGGTCTTACGACCCCTCAAGGTCAGTTAGCTCAAACTGAAACGGCAATTATTGGCGATAAAAACAATCAAATTGCTTATATTGCTAATCAAGTAAACCCAGCTTTTGCTTCGGGTATTTGGCAAGATGCTATTGGTTACATTTACTTTATGACCCGAATTCAAGCTTCGGGAACCGTAGTAAATGCAACTTGCGTAGGTGCAGTTGGTACAGTTATTCCTTTGGGTTCTATTGCTCAAGATACTAGCGGATACCTTTATGCCTCTACTGCTGCAGCCACAATTCCCTCCAGTGGTAGCGTAACAGTTGAATTTCAAAATCAAACTACTGGAGCGATTGCTTGCCCTATTGGTTCGCTTAATAAAATATATACGGCAGTTGCTGGCTGGAATACTGTTTCAAACTCTGCTGCTGGAGCTCTTGGCAATGCAGTTGAATCTCGAGCAGCCTTTGAATTCCGTAGACAAGCAAGCGTTGCAGTAAATGCCGTTAATTCTATTCAGTCTATTCAGGCAGCCGTTTTAGCGGTTCCGAACGTATTGCAAGCCGTAGTTGTTGATAACTCAACCAATTCAACCGTAAACTATGGCAGCACTAGCTATCCATTGGCAGCGCATTCTATTTGCGTTAGCGTGGCTGGCGGTACGTCTTCAGCGATTGCCACTGCTATTTGGAATAAAAAACCACCGGGCTGCGGATACAACGGCAATACAACTGTTACCGTTTATGACAATACTTACGCAAGCCCAATTCCTTATACCGTCACTTATTTGACTCCAACATCATCACCTGCTTATTTCACTGTAAATATTCAGAATAATCCGTTGTTGCCTTCAAATATTGTCCAGCTTGTCCAAAATGCTGTTTTGGCATCATTTAACGGTCAAGACGGAGGCACTGCAGTTACGATTAATTCGACAACGTATTCAGGTCGATATTATGCAAATATCAATGCAATTAGCTCTGCGGTGAATGTCATTGAGGTGTATTTGGGTCTTAGCGCAAGCCCAAGCACCTTATCGATTGCATTCGGCATAGATCAGTTGCCAACCCTTTCAGCCTCTAATATTGCGGTGGCATTGGTATAACTTATGTACGGATTAGTTCCCTTTTCAGGTTCGCCTTTTGCTTCTTTTGCAA